GTCTTATCTCCCTGCGGGTGCTGTGTAAAATATGTGATCGCCTATGCGACCATCTAAGTGGTACTGTTTTCGCCAGTATGGTGATACATAGGTAGCGTGGTAGTGGGTACTTGTCAAGCCTAGCCTACCACCTTTTATGACTGATTTAGCTATTTCTTCTGCAATACCAATAGCTTGTCTATCGCCTACATTGCTGGTGTACTTACGATAGTTGTCAGACTTTCCATCGTGGGTGAACGAGAACTGACTAGGCTGGAAGACTACAGCACAGATTTCGTCGGGCCATCGGGGTGATTCTACCCTGTTCATCACGACATCCGCTACGGCCATCTGACCCTGTATTGGCTGGTCTCTGGCCTCAAAGAAGATAGCCGCTGCTAGGCACATCAGGGGGGTCATCATTGTTCATCCTCCTCTAGAGACTCCTTGATCTCTTTAGCTACATCTTCTGGTGTATCATCTTCCCAGTAATCGTTTATCATACTATCTCCGCTCCCATCATGTGTATGTGACGATTGTTAGCACGGATAGCTAGTACACGGTCAAGACAGAAGCTCTTGTATAGTGGTTTCTCCCCGTCCTTACCGACTAGCATAGGGATCAGGTTGTGCATAGCTAGTACGTTAGCTGCCTTACGGCCACGCTCACCACCCTTGAGGTACTTCTTGACGTTAAGACGGCCATTGTATGTACGCTCCTCGCCTGTCTTAGTCAGGAACTTGATTGTCATAAATGTGTTAGTGTTCTCTGCAAGAACCATGCTTACCATGCGTGTATCTAGTGCCATGTTATTACTCCGATGCTTTGTTAATGACGAATATTGGTGATGCTGGTGACATCTCTCGTAATGTCTTAGCATGATTCTCTGCGGTCTGTCTAGTAAATAATGGTAGGTCCAAGTGCATTACGATACCATTTACTTCGGTGGCTAGTGAGTATGTCTTCATAGTTTTCTCCATAATTCCCTCGGTGGGGTGTTAAGTTATACGAATCACAATACGTAATTCCCTCGGTGGGGTCAAGAATTATTTCCACTGGTGGGGTCTCTAATTCCCTCGGTGGGTCATTTTCCACTGGAGGGGGGTCACTCTCATTTTCCACTGGTGGGGGTCTGTGATATTTGTGCAACTGTGACATTTATGCCGATTTTTATGTGGTTTCTCGGTCACAGTGACATTTCGGCAACACTCGTCAGAAAACATATTTGCAACATTGACGTGACATATTTGCAACGTGACAGATTCGCAACAAGTACGAAAAAGTGTGTTTGTGTTATTTATACAACGTGTCATTTGAGCAACGTGACAGAAATACATGATTCGGTAAATATGTCACAATGTCACATTGACAAGCAGATTCACGATTCGTTCTATTTTTTATAGCTATGTGTTTATTGCATATCAGCCATGCGTTTACTGCATAGCTATTTCAATAGGGCGTCAGTCCATTTTAACAATTTTTTTTGATATAGTCTAATCACGAAATATTACAATATGTTACAATAATCTGGGTTTTGATCACTTTTTCAGCAAATAGTAAGATTCCGCTTAGAGTGCGGCGAATCAATCTTTTGATATAGGACTAACGAAAACGCCAACGGCGTTCTAAGGGGCGTTTTTGAGCCTCTCAGGTGCTATTGACGAATCGTTCTGGCATGGATAACGCGCGCCCGTCCGCGATTCCTTATAATGTTTTGACCCGTTCAAATTAGGGCTTGCAAAGGTTCCGTTTTGGCCCTCTTAATAGGCTTACCAAGCGGCAAAATTTGCGAGTGATTCGCGCCGCTCAACTCAGTCCTTGAAAGGGCCACACTATGTCTACTTTTATTACCTCTACCCAAATCCGCCTTATGAATAACGTCATGGAAATTGTGCGCTCTCACAACTTAGACGCCGTTGGAATCTATCCAACCGATACAACGGCCAAATACATTGTTTCAACTTGCGGCGTTGAGGCATTTCAGACCGCTAATATTTACGACGGAACACTGACAACAACAACGGAAGCGGACTTCGACGCGTTTGTAGTAGGGCAACTATAATGGTCCGCTTAATGTTAACTGGCTATGTTCTGATAGCTATCGCCGCAGCCTTTTTCATAGGCCAAAACGTAACAGCATATCCCGAAGGTATTCTTTGGGATTGCCCTTACGGTTCCGCTTACTGGTTTGAATACGACAACACGGAGTCACCGCTATGAAACACTTAATGAAATCCCGCGCCCTTATCCGTTCAATCTTGCGTGACGCTAGGTACACCGAGTCTGTGGTTGTTCTAGTCGAACAAGATGGGGACCAGCTGAACGAGTCCCAACTGGAACGCGACATATTAGACGCCGTATTCAGTGTTGATGAATCTCAAATTGTTATCGTTGATCTTTACACGTCCAGAACCCTTGGAACCATTTCAATCGTTCTAGACTACGACTCGGAGCCTTGCGAGATAATCCAAGACTATAGCGCGAACGATTACATTCAGAACCTAGTTTACAAAGCGGAGTCCAAGATATGACAACTTATAACGGATATAAAACCAAGGCCGCCGTACTACGTGATTTACGCGCCGCTGGATTTACCTTTTCAACCGCTCTAGGCGCAACGGAGTCTAACCCTAAACTAGCTAAGGGCGAAAAATTGGGCGTCTTAAGTAAACCGCACAATCTATCACCAGCAAGCGAGTCTGGCTGGAATATGTGCGCTCAGGCTAGTCTTGGTTGCATTGCCGCTTGCCTACATACTGCGGGCAATCCCGTTTATCTGGATGCGAAGATAAAGGCCCGCTTACAACGTACTCGCGCTTTTATGACTATGCGCAAGGCATACGTGGCGTTGATGGCGTTCGAATTGCAAGCGTTAGAGACTAAGGCCAAGCGGCTCAATATGGTTGCGGCATGGCGTCCAAATACAACAAGCGATTACCCATTCCATAGCGTTGCGTTAGTTGTCGATGGCGTTCAGCATAAGAGCTTGATTCACTATTTCAGCGGCATTGAGGCCTACGACTACACAAAGATAACGAAAAAGGCCTTACAATGGGCGGCGGGTTTATTGCCTAGCAATTATCATATCACGTTTAGCAAGTCGGAAAGTAACGACTCGGACGTTGCCAAGGTGTTAAAAGCTGGTGGCAATGTTGCCGCTGTATTTGAAAAGGCATTGCCCGACTCCTACTTAGGGAAGGCGGTAGTTGATGGCGATATAAGCGATGTTAGGTTTATGGACGCCAAGGGCGTTGTTGTAGGCCTTAAGGCCAAGGGCCAAGCCAAGTCGGACCTATCGGGCTTTGTAGTACGTCAAAGGGAGTTGGTAGAATGATTAATCAATATGTTGAGGACTCACGGTTCTATTTCTGGTCAACACTGAAAGGGGGGGAAGAGACTCAATTCGAAGCTGATATGTCGCAAGAACACGGCGCGTTGATCGAAGCCATCATTATGACAGGACCACGCAAGGGTGAGACAATCATGGTGCCCGCGCTTGCATTGATGGCACTATGGGAACAACAACAAGAGGAGTCGGACGATGTTTAAGGTAGTATTAGCGGTGCAAGGTAGCACTAAGGGGTTCGCATATTATGATTGCCCTACACTAGCACAAGCGGAGTCCAAACGTGACACATTAGCTAAGAGGTTCTTAGGGGTGTCCATAACAATCAAGGAGTCTGACAATGGATAAGCTACATACACTAAGCGACGATTTCGGGTTTCATGACCCCATTGATATGGTGGAGTCGTACCAATGCGAGGGACTCATGCCAGCCATATGCATGACTAAGGGCTGCGACTACTCAACAGAATATGAGCCTGACCAACGCAAGGGCTGGTGTGAGTCTTGTTCGACTAACACTGTTGTAAGCGCTGCCGTTCTGTTGGGAATTATCTAATGGGACTCAATAGCTTATCACTAATTGAACAAGCGTTCAGTTGTTGTATTGGGTGCAATGTTATCTAGCGAATCGATTAGGGATTGTGTGCGATTCCTCCCCTCTCGCGCATGATTTTCTTTTGAGTGTCAAGGGTTTTATTCCTCAGATAGCCCTTGACATTCCCATTGGGACCCTCCAGATCATACGCGGGTGATTCGGTGCGGCCCCTTAGCGACACCTAAATCCAACACAAGAATTTACTTTTGACTTACCCGCCCACATGTCAACAGGGGAATTATCACAAATTGTTACAGAATATTACAGAAAATAACAATAAAAGAATCGTTAGATTACAACGACATATAAAATAGTTAAGAAATCTACTTGTGAAATACTAATTTAGACACCATATCTAATAGTAAGCCCTACTTAAGTAATCTCATAAGTAATTAACAACTACAAGTTGACAACAACATGATGATTAAATACATAAGTAATAACTTAAGTAGTACATAAGTTAGTCAACTACAATGTTGATTACTGATTGTCGTTATACCTTGAGGTATTAACTCAGGTGTAACACATACCTTCCCCAAGTACAACCAAGATGAACCTTGCTCGCTGTAACATGTAAGACGTGATCCTGCTGATGCACTTGGGGAACCTATTTAAATGGAAACTGGATTACCTTCTTAAGGCTATCATCTAGTTTGTCGTTAACAGAGAGATTGTCGTCATGTTAGAAAAGCTACCTTACAGTAAGCTCGTTGAGAAAGAAGTCATTGAGATGATACAGGGTGGAGTTTCCATCCGTCAGATCATTACCTCTATTCAACATCTACAAGGCGCACCTAAGAGTTTATCTACTTTGTACAAGCACTATGGCCCAGCAATAGAAGCCGAGCGTAGTCGCATTAATGGTGCAGTAGGTAAACGTGTGATAGACCAAGCACTCTACGGAGATGTACAGGATGGTATTACATGGAAGAGCCAAGAGTTGTTCCTACGATCTAAAGCTGGTTGGTCGCCACAAGCTACAGTCAATGAAGTTGACCAAGAGATTGATCCCGAACTTGATGTCTCAGCAGCAGATCAACTTATGAACTTGCTAGGATTTGATACTGATGAACCCGAAGAAGAGAATAACGGCTGATACTCTTAGGCAGCTACCACCAGCTAAGGTCAAACAGCTATTCACTCAGCTAGGACCAGCTAAGGTAGATGAGCTACAACATGATTGGTCGTTCTGGGGTAGAGACGCACAGTTTCCTCCAACTGACAATGAGTGGAATACATGGTTAATCAATGCTGGTCGTGGTTTCGGTAAGACACGTTGTGGTGCTGAGTGGGTACGAGAGCAAGTCAAGCTAGGTCATAAGCGTATAGCTTGTGTAGCATCCACTAACAGTGACATTGAACGTGTTATGGTTAAGGGCGAGAGTGGTTTCCTATCGGTATGCTGGAAGCACGATAAGGACAACAAGGGCAAGCTAATGGGCTTTCCTGAGTGGTCCCCTACCAAGAGGTCTCTAACGTGGGCTAACGGGGCTAAGGTTGAGTTCTACTCAGCAGAGG